AAAAGCTCGTCCAGATCGTCGTCCAGATCGTCGTCAATGGACTCCAGATGCATGGTCAAACCGCCGTCCATCCTACTCTCCAGCTTCTTGATCTTGAGGTTGGGAAGATTGGGATGATACTCGTTGGCGACTGATCCATGCTCGATGAATGGCCCGCCAGCAGGATCGATGAAGCTCAACCCTTCGACTCCTTTGGCATCCTCGGAGAACCCACCGCAACGGTAGAAGTCATCAACCAACGCCAGACGATAAACTCCGTCCGAGACTTTCGTTGCTGTTACGGTGTGTGTCCCGTAATGCCCTTTGATTTTAATTGGTTCGTTCATAGGTTTGGTTCAATAGGGGTCTTGCCATTGCAGGTCGCAGTCTTCGCAGATTACTCCGAGCATGTAGTGGTTTATTTTGTATCGACCGCACTCACACTCCGGTTCGAATTGTTGTTTAATTGGGCGTCTATACAATAACCTTGAGGCCGTAATAGGCATCCCGACATAACTTGATTTAACCCATTCGCGTTCATAGATATCGTAATACTCGTCACCCTCTTCAATGGTTGCGTCATCAGCCAATGCAACGTAACCGTTGTTATCTTCGTAGAAAGAATCAATAGCGTCGCCAACAAGATCTTCCCACCCATCTGGTAGTGGTTGGCTACCAGAAAAGTATCCGTTTACCGACATGAACTTAATGTCGGCGTTTGGCAACACGTTCCGATCGTCCTGCAACGTGTCGCAATAGTCCGCATCCATTAGGATGTTGCAGCTACAGGCAATGTGTGCCAGATGCGAGATACCGGATTCAGGGTCCAAGTTCTCACCGTCGCGCCATGCATTCAGGTGGCGCATAATCGCATTGATGTATGTTGAAGTGCATACTCCGGTATCGCGCCAGTTGAATGGGCCATACTTTTCTGCGCCGTTTTTATGTACCCACGCAGTCTGCTCCATCGCATAAGGAGGGATCAAGCCGAGTGGTGTTTTCGCAGCACCTGCTGCGCCTTTGGGGTCGTTGTATTGTGTGTTCATAGAGATTGTTTGCCTTTCGGTTGGTCGTCGTTATCAAGGGTCTTCTTGAAGCCGATTCCGGCAGCGACGTGATACACGATGATTCCTTCGGGGTTCATGAATCCGGCTGCGGCTACGCTTCCGTATTTTTTTAAGAATCGAAGAACGTAATCAGCTACGGGCACATCATCGTATGTTTCATCAAATAGGCACCGATCAAGGATAGGTACTACCTTACAGCAGGAGGGCGCTTTTTGCGTGAACTTCGGCGGTGCTGTGGGGTTGTCGCTCGGGATTGCGGAGGTAGGTTGGTCATGCTTGACCCAACGTCCGGCATTGAACAACGAGAAGAAACGCTCGCCGTTCTTGAAGCCGTAGTTCCTTTGTATACCGCTGCCCCACCATTCACCAAAGTGGTGTCCTACGCCTAGCTTTTTGAGTTCGTCGAAGTTGTAATGCATAGCCCATGTAGCAAAGCCGTAATTATCGTCGTTCGGCGTGATCCAACGGGTGCGTGATCCTGCTGCCATGTAGTGCAACTTCCCATCAATGTCAAATACGCCTAATGAATGCTTAGGGATTGGGTGGTCATTGGGAAGTTCCGCAATGTAGATGCTGGCATTGGTGCCATCAATTTTTTCGGTGATGATGCACTCGCGTGATAGGCGAGCCATCTTTGGAAATGGTTTAAATTCAGGTGTCATGGTTTAGGGTAGTTGTCGTTGTTCCAACTGATGATTGCGTGCCACAAAGCGGCGACCACCAATGCCACGAAGATCCAGATCAGTGTAAATATGATTACGTTCATTGCGGGTTTGGTTTGTTTTTATCTAGAGAGGGTCAGCGTGTGGGGTTCTTTACTCACGTTTCCCTGTTTATCGGTCAGGGTGACTTCGATCAAGTCGAACGCTGTTTGTGTTTACGGCTTGCCGCGATAGTAGGGGTGAGCTTTGATCTGTGTGTGCAGGTGTTCGACGAGAGCAGAATCTCGTTCGTTGACTGCGACATCGAACTTCGCCAGCAACGCATCAAGCGGTTCCGGCTTCTTGATCAAATCGTATGCTGCGCGAAATGCTTCGCCCTTTACAGCGCGTGGCAAATCTCCTTTTCCTGCTCCGGTTCCGAATGACATGGTGTGTTGGTTTCGTGTTACGGACAACCAACTACCTGAGATCCGTCAGGCCGTCAATGTTTTTTTCAGAAAAATAATTCGTCCTCCAGAAGAGCGATCAATTCGTTGAACGTCTCAGCAGACTCAAGGATCGTAATGTCCTCAAGATCAAACTCTTGCATCACCATATTCTGAAACACCTCAAATTCTTCTGGCTCAAAGAAAGCTTCGAACTCCGCACGGAAGGGGAACGTAAGACGGTAATTCAAAATATCCTCAAGGATTGCGGAGAGGGCGTCGATAATGTAAAGCCTGTTCATATCTTGTAATGTAAATAGTAATGTGCAATTAGGGCCGCGTCAACCATTCCGTCATGAGGAGTCCTGCTTCGGCTTGTGGCGAGCCAACTCTCTTCGGGCCAGAGGTCATTGGCTACGGCAAGGGCTTTTACTTTGGTCTGCCCTTTTGCAAGCCTCTTGCCCAACTCGACATCCTGCCACTCCTTAACCTGCACCCTGCATACTGGATATTGAATCGTCTCGCAAAGACCTAAGATCTTGCCGAAGGAGATGCTCATGGAGCGCATGGCTTGCGAAGACTTGGCGTGTCTGAGTGGTTCCTCAATAGCAATCAAAGTATTTAGGGGGGAGAAGTGGTCAAGCCAACCCAAAAGACCTCTGACGTAGACTTCGGTTTTGCCACTTGCCTCTTCCGTAGGCATTGCAATTGCTTCAATGACCGCTCCGTTGTGGCTGCTGATGGCACACAAGCCGCCGCTTATGCCGTTATCCACTCCGATAATAGTTTGTATATTACTCATAAAGGACCATTTACCCCAATAATAGCTTGTATATCACCCATAAACGACCGGTAATGCTTTAAGTATTGGTCATTCAACTTCTTCCGCTTCGACAACGACACTCGCCCCGCCGTTTGCGGCTTTGGCATTGTTGAGTATTGAGATATCGATACTCAGACCACCACCGGAATTGCTGCCGCCTTTCGGGTTCAGACCTAAGTTGCGGCGGATTAGTTGGTCAAGCTCGGAAAGTTCACGGACAGTCCTAGGCCCTCGGACGTTCATCATGTTGTCGCGTAGCATTTTAATTGCGGACGCAGCCACATAGGCTTGATACTTATCCGACGGGCTCGCCTGATTCTCAGCAATCTCCAAGAGGGTTTGCTGCTCTTCGTCACGCGCAGAGAGTCTTGAGTCTTCGACGATAGTCGCAGCGACCTCTTCCAGATTCTTTTGAAAGGGTTCTTTCTCAGTCTCTGTCGTAGGCGGTGCAACATTAGCAAGCCACCGACAGACCGTGTCAAAACTAATGCCTAGTTCTTCAGCGATGCGAACTTTCTTCCAGCCCTCTGAAAACAATTGTTTTGCCCTTACAACCCTATCTGCTTTGGCTTGTCGCTTAGTGGCTTCAATCTGAGGGCGGGTTGCCTTTGGTTTTATTTTCTTCCCGAATATTTTGTGCACAACAAGGGAGAGACAAGCGCAAAAACAATTACTTGTCAAACCTTTTTTAATTTAGTAGCCTCCGCTCGTATGGGCCGCGCCAAAAAACAAAATCCAGATAAGGTAACTACGTCAGTATTGGAGCCACGAATTGATGCGGTAAGTAAGAAGATGGATGTTGGGGGCTTCCTTATCCCAATCACCAGCACGCTCACAGCATGTCTGTGGGGCTTTGCAAACCACTCGTCGCCCAAAGCCCGCGAGTTCTATTTCTGGCGCGTTGCAGACATGCTGTGGAACAAGGATGACCTGCCGGAACACATGTTCTTAAGACATCCTTGGGCGGATAAGATCATCCACGAATGCATCAACAACAAATACCTCGCCATCGGGGGTGCGGCTTCATCCGGCAAATCGCATACCCTTGCCGGATACGGGATCATTAGCTGGCTTGCCGCGCCGAGGGACACCCTTGTGCTAATGACATCTACGACTTTGCGGGAAGCTCGTAAGCGGGTGTGGGGTTCCGTGATCTCTTTGCTCTCCGTGATTGACGGCGCACCGATCAATATCCGAGACTCGATTGGTTCCGCCAACTACGTTGATGAGAATGGCCAGACCTTCGACCGCGCCGGATTGTCTCTGATCGCGGCGGAAAAAAGCAGGACACGCGAGGCAATCGGAAAGTTCATCGGCCTTAAGCAAAAACATGTGATCCTAATTGGAGACGAGTTGGGTGAACTCAGCCCCGCCATTAAACAAGCCGCGCTCGCCAACTTGAGCAAGAACCCGCGCTTTGAATTTAAAGGCGCGAGTAACCCGTCAAGTCGCTTCGACGCGTTCGGGGATTGGAGCACGCCGAAAGATGGGTGGGATTCGATCACGCCCGAAGTGGACGACGAGTGGGTTACAAAATGGGGCGGCAAGTATATCCGGCTCGATGGGGAGCGCAGCCCCAACGTATTGGCGGGGCAAACGATCTACCCGTTCTTGCCCACGACAGAGAAAATTGAAGAGGACAAAGCCCTTCTAGGCGAAACGAGTAGGGCCTATTACCGAATGGTGCGTGCCGTGTTCTTTGACTCTGATGAGAACGAGGGTATCTACGGCGAGGCAGAGATGATTAAGTCTGGGGCAACTAAGGTGTGTGAGTTCAGCGGGCCTACAACGCTGATTGCGGGCGTAGATCCGGCCTTCACCAATGGGGGCGACCGAACAGTAATGTACACGGCACGGGTCGGCTCCTTTGCTAATGGGCAATACGGGTTACAGTTTGAGAACTATTACACACTAAATGATGACACGGCTAATAAGGCAGTGCCGCGTACATACCAAATCGTACATCAAATCCGAGATCACTGTTTGAAATTAGGGATCAAACCGGAAAATGTAGCGATTGACTCAACGGGAGCGGGCTCACCCTTTTGCGATGTTCTTGCCGGAGAGTGGTCGGACCAGTTCTTGCGTGTGCAGTTCGGCGGCAAGCCCTCGGATCGGCGTGTGAGTATGAACAGCCAGTTAACGGGGGAGGAGCTTTACACCAACCGTGTCTCAGAACTTTGGTTTGTTGGTAAGGAGTTTATGAGAACCCAGCAGATTTGCGGGATCAATTCGGAACTGGCAAAGGAGATGTGCTCGCGCAGATACGACATGATAAAATCCGGCACGTTGAAGGTGAAGGTTGAATCCAAGGGAGAACTCAAACAAAGATCTGGCCAGTCGCCCGACATTGCAGACGCAGCGTTTATTGCGCTGGATCTTGCAAGGCAGCGGCA